CTCCTGTGGTTCTAGCTTGTGTAATACCTTGAGTCTCTGCTCCAGTTAAACCTGCAACTTGAAAACTAGGTAATCCTAATGGTTTTTCAGCTAATTTTGCTGCAGCATCCATAAGTCCTAATCTTCTTGCTTCAATCTCTGGTGCTTCTCTAATTGTTTGTACGTTTGTAGTGTTAGCGGGTGCTCCGCCGCCACCTCCTCCACCTGATGACATCTTATTTTCCTCCTAAAAATTTATCCATTTGAACATGTGAATATTCGTATCCTAATGGAGTTAGCATTTTTTTCCAACCTGGTCTGCCATAAATTTCTATTTTTTTACAATCAAAATTATTTGAAGCCCAGTTTTCAAATTCATTAATTTTGTCCACCCATAGAGGTAAGTCATGTCCAGTTGCAATTCTCACTAAACCAATATTATAATTAGGTTGTTCCATAATCTGTGAAATACAGACACCATGTACATTGTCTTTTTTATCTGCAATAACCCATAGCTGTTCGACACCTTTTTTACAATTTTCTTTTACATCCGTATGGTCTCTAAAGTTATGATTTCTATCTAAAGCAGATTGTACCTTATCCTTGACTAAAGGCCATATTTTATCAATCTCTTTTGGTTTAAATAATATTAAGTCCACTAAACACTCCCTGCTATTTTTTCTAATTCACTCATTTGTTTGTAAAAAAATTTAGCACCTAATTCTCTTTGTTCTTTTTTATTTTTACCTCCCATTGCTTTACCAGCACCTAATACTGATTTAGCTTTAGTAACAAATTCTCCATCTGCCAGTTGTGCTAACATAGTGTCTTTGTTTCCTGATCCTTTACCTGTTTCATCAGTTACCATTTTACCAGAAGTTCTTTTATAATTAGAAGTATCGTTTTCATCTCTTTTCAATTTCGAGGGTAATACATCTACTATATCACCTTTATTAAATTGTTGCATTCTTGGTTCGTTTGCTGCTCTTGATCTAAATGTATCCATCAAATCTTTTATTGCATCTGGTGTTGGAGGAGCTTCTGGAACTCTTACTTCTTCACCTCGGGGTGATGACATCAGACCCATAATACCTCCAATATCACCTACGTCCATTTCAGTTTCATTAGTCAATTTTATTAATTGTTCTTTTGCTTTTTGAACATCTGCAATTGTAATTCTATCTTTATCTCTCATAGTAGTCGCATATTCAATGGCTGTTTTATCTGGGTCTTCTGCAAATTTCATTATAAAATCTTTTTTAATTCTTGCAGGCAATTTAATTTCTACTTTTTCAGATTCTGTAACTTCGCCACTTAGAGGTCTTGCTTTCATTGAAGCTTGCATCGTTCTCGGATCTTTAACAGATTCTTGAAATCTTTCCATTAAATTTGCAACAATCCCTGGTCCGTCGGCCGTCTTCTGTTGTTCCATATCAAATTGTAACATCTCATCATCTGGTGACATCATATTTGCATCAGCAATACCACCTTCTTGCATACCTGAGTATGGAGACCCTTCAGGATATTTTTCGTAATCGGGTCCGTATTTTCCAGAGAGCGGTTGAAACATTTCAGGATCTGATGCATAAAATCTATTGAAACCAGGATACTTTGGATCTGGTGGTGGAGTTGGATCAAATAACCCTGCTCCATAAGCAGCAGCTCCTAAACCAGCTGATCCTAAACCAACTCTAAATTTTGAAATGTCTCCACTTCCATCTGGTTTTAAAAATGGTTTTTCAATTGCACCTAATCCTCTTTCTAATTTTCCTAAAAACCCTGTTGACTTAGTTGTTTGATCTTTTGCTAATTCTTTAAGCATTTGTTTTTCAGCAGCTTTATTAACAGTGCCTGGCACAATTTGATCAGTTGCCATACTTGCTATACCTTCTGATCCTCCTTTTGCCAAAGGTGAAGTAGGCCCCAAGGCATAAGATATAGCCGTGTCTCTAATTGTTGATTTTAAAAGGTCAGAACCTCTTTTACCTTGTAATGCATTTATACCACCAGATATAAGTGCTGCCATTAAAACTGGATTCATATTTTTTTAAGCTCCTGTAAATACGTATTTATGTAAATTTACTCAATTTTAGCGCATTCGTCAATGAACTTGGCTTTAAAAGGATAGTTACCGTGGTGTGTTATTTCGGAGTTTATAAGCGCAAATATACGTCCTCCAGCCTTTCTAAAACGGTCACAGAACGCAAAATCTTCACCTATTATTTGTCCTGTTTCTTTAACAAACTCAGTATCCCAAAAGTTGTAAGAGTGTTTCATGTTTTTTTCTGTTTCATTTATTAAATGATTTTGTCTTACTTTAAGTTCAGGATAGTAATTAATCATTCTTTCAAATGCTTCTCTTTTTATCAACATACAACCTGCAGGGCCTCGTTTTATTTCCATCCAACCATTAATACTCTCGAAGTTATCTTCATCCATTACTTTCATTGGAAAGTGAAAACCACCTTTATTCACAGGTATTTTATGTTTTTCGAATAATTCTTTTGATTTTTTCCAATCAATCCATTTCATAGGATATGGTATTAAAGTAACTTCCTCATCAGCCTCAACCATTTTAAATATATCTTGTTCATTAAATTGAATATCAGTATCTACAAATAACATGTGAGTACAGTCCGAACTTAAAAACCCAGCAGTGCAACCATTTCTACCAAAAGTAACAATAGAACTTTTGTGTAAATGTAATGTAATACCAACTTTTCTTTTATGACATTCTGACTGTAGTGAAAAAACAGATCTCATATAGTGGATATCTACTAGACCTGTTGTTGGAGAAGCTAAATATAATTTAGTCATGTTTTATAAATTCATCCATGTACCGACCAATGTATTGATGTTCTCCCACATGCATAATATATTCATCTACTATAGCAAAAATCTTGCCTCCAACTTCTTTCCATAACTTACAAAAACCAAAATCTTCTCCTAAGTAAGTTTGCGTTTCCTTATCATGAACAGTATCAAAAAAATTGTAGTAATTATCTTTTTCTTCACTCTTGCCATTTATAATAGAACTTTGTTTTATTTTTCTATCAGGATATGTTTTTATTAATTTTTCAAACACTGAACGTTTAATTAACAAACAACCCGCAGGAGCATGGGTTATTTCTGTTATGCCTTTATTTACTACAATTTTACTAGCATCTTCTAACCTTACTGGATAAGTGCACGCACCAGTTTCCATATCTGCTTCTGTTTTTATTAATCCTCTTTCAAATTTTTCTTTTAACTTTCCAAACTGTATGCTTTTCAATGGGTAAGGTACGCATATTACATCTTTATCTGCATCAATCATTTTTCTAACCACATGCGGGCTAATTGCAATATCAGAATCTAAAAATAATAAATAATCTGCTTTAGTTTCTAAAAATGATGCAACCGTAAGATTTCTACCTTGTGTAATAAGTGATGATTTATGCATTAGAAAAGACACGCTATCACCATTCTTTAAAAAATCTTTTTGTATTTCCAAAAGACATTGAGTATAATGAATGGATACTTCTGAATGCACAGGAGTGCCTACACATATTTTTATTTGTTGTTCTTCTTTAAATCCCTCCATTAATATTTTAGAGGTTGTTTTTTCTTTTTCAAACCAAATAGGTTCTGAAGGATCTTGTGGGGACACGTTTATCTCCTTTATTGTTTGATAGGTATCGTTATTAGACCAATTTTTACTTTTTTGCATTTATTACGTTGTATAAAAAATTATTCCACTCCATAGCTTTTTTATCCCAATTGTAATATTTTTTATAAAAAGCTTGTTGCATGTCTAAGCTATCTTGAATAGCTGTTTCATGAAGTGTTTTAGCAGCCATTTCAATAGCAGCAGCAAATGTTTGAGATAGTATTTTTAAGTCTTTTGTATAAGTAACATACATAGGAAATTCTGCGCAGGTTTCATACAAAGCACCATAGTTAGTCACAATTGAATACAGTCCAGCAGATAAAGATTCAATAGCAGATATACAGGATGTTTCCTCAAAAATACTTGGGTACACGTACATATTGTATTTGTTTAAATTTTCTAAAATAAAACTATTAGGTCTGTAACCAATATAATTGACGTTTGGTAATTCTGAAGCTTGTTTATAAAGAGGCACATATCGGTGATCATTTTGATTTTTAAAATCTTCACCGTATACTTCAGTTGAACTGTATACATCTAATTTTATTAGTGGATTTTTTACTAGTTGCATTGCACCAAGTAATACACTCAAACCTCTCCATGGTGTATTCTGATGGATTATTCTTATTGGATCACCTTTTTTAAAAACTTTTCTTTTAGGAAAACTTGTGCAACCATTTTTAATTACATGACATTTTTCAGTTGGTATATCAAACATCATTCTAAATTTTTCATATGTCCAATTACTATTAAAGACATACCAATCATATTTACTATGATTAGTTTTTTGACTAAACCAAGGTGCTATATTGGGCTGGTCGTAAGAATTTTTTTGCCAAAGAATATTTGGTTTAGTTGGATGTAGAGGTATTTTTTCAGGTACAGAAGTAGTTATCTGTACTTGATCTAATAAGTTTTTATTAGCGTATTGATCTAAAAAACTATGTTGTAGTTCAGTTCCACCTTGGGGATTCATTATTTGGTTTTACCAAATACCTCTAAAGATGCAACTGTTATTTTTTGATTGATTTGAAGATCATCCTCAACAGTGTCAGTATTGGTATCAGCAACATCATTATCAAAATCAGCTTTGCTAGCATATACTTTCCCTGTTCTTTTATTTTTAATTTCTTCTTCAGCTTTTGCTGGAAGAACTGGAACTTCTTCTCCATTAATCATTACTGTTTTTGTCATTTTCGTCCTTGTTTGTTATAAGGTTTATAGTCTCTTTTTTCGTGTTTGTTAAGTGTCTTCTTATGTCTCCCTGGTCTTTTTCTTGGTTTTGGTCTAGGTACAAAGTTTACAAATTTTTGTTTAGCCATTTTCTTGTGATCTATTTATGAGTGCATAATTTATAGCACCTTGAATTTTGTTACTACCTGTAGCTGCTGTGACTGTAATTGCATCACCTGCTTCTAAATTTAAACCTTGAGGAGCTGCATTGATTTGTGTTTTAGCAGCTACATCATCTCTAAAAAATTCGTATTCTGTACTTGAATCAGAGGAATCTACAATATTCATATTGACTAAAATAGCAGAAGATGCATCATTGTTTGCACAATAAACACTTTTTACAATAATCGTAGCATCACTTGGACAAGTAAGTGCTGTAGTTTTTCCAGTACCAGCTTGTTTGAATCCTTGATTTTTATATTGTATTGTCATGATAAAAAATAATTAAACGTATCTTGCTCATCTTTCAAGTCTTTTTGAAAAGCAAAATTTAGTTGGTTTTTAAGAGTTTCTAAAGATGCCATAATTTGTCTTTGATTTTCTGGATCATATATTTCTTTAGGTTCTGGTATAATTGCTGTTATTTTTGCCATTTTTTTATTATATCTATTTGAATCTGAAAAGCAAGTTGCCTGCGATTGTTTCATTATTTGAACATGAAGATACTCCATGTTTCATAAAACTAGGAAAAATAATCATTTGATCATCTTTACATTGTATTTTTTTTGTAGCATCAAACAAATTTGCTACCTGATAAGATATTATTAAATCTTCATATGGTGAAATAAAATATGTTTTACTTTCTCCAACCTTTTTATAAATTACAAAACTAAAAACACAACCAGGATGTATGTGTGGCTCTTGATAATCTTTATCTAAATATTTATTTGTCCAAATTGATTGAAGAGCAATTTCATATTCTTTCTTGTAAAGTTCATCTAAATTTTTAATCAATTGTTTAAATAAATATTTTTCAGAGTTTTCTGTAAGTTTGTTTTGAGAATAAAAAGAAGATACGGTATTTGATACCCAAGATTGTGTTTTTTTAAATTCTTGTTTTTCAAATTTAATTTTTTTTGATTCTATATTTGAAACAAATATAGGCATACCAAATATGTTATAAATCACTATCTTCTTCCATCAGGTTGAAAATCAAATCTAAATAAACCTAATCTCCAATTTTCATCTATAGAATCGTTTGATATTTTCAAAGCTGCTAATCTTGCTCTTGCTCGAGTATCTATTTTAGTTGTAGAGCTACTTACAGAAAAAGGCCCTAACGGTGAGCTAGTTTGACTTTCCGAAGGAAAATCTCTTAGTTGCATCGTCACTTCAGCATTACCTTGAAGAACTTTAAAGTCAGGAATAAATCTTCTTATCTTTATAAAAAATTCACCTTCTCCATCTGCATCTAAGTCAAAGTCACCAGATTGTATAAAAGCTTCAATAGCTGTTTTATTTCCGCTTGCATCAACTTCATTTACTCCTGTCTCATGTTCAAAATAGATAGATTTACCTTGACCTATGGTAATTCCACTTACAGTTGGAAAATTAGGTGCACTGTTTTGAACAAATTTTGTTGCATAAGGTTTATCGAAAACTACTTTATCTACATAAGAGCTTCTTGCTAGAGTTCCTGTTGTCCAAGTGTTTTCTAAATAATTATACGTTACTATTCTATTATTAAATTGACTTGAATCATCTGGGTAAAACCATATTATTTCATTAAATAAACTATTGTGTGCACCAAATACCTGTTGTCCTGCAGCATAATTTAAACCAGGATTACTACCTGTTGTTTTAAAAACAAAGTCTTCTACCAAACAAGGAAGACGTTTGACTGATCCGTCATACACAAAAAATCCTCCTTCATCAGACATCCAATAAACAGTAGCATCAACAAACACTAAAGAGTTTTGCCCTATGATTCCACAGTTTGATCCTACTTGTCGTATAGAAAATGTAAAAGGTGGACCAACGAATTGCATTATATATGCTGAGGTATCTGTACCAACAAACGTGTAATCTTTTGCTTGAACAGCTCCCCTTATTTCAGTCCCAGAATCAAGCTGAAATGTTCCTGCTGTGTTAGTAGATGTTGGAGCGTACACTGTTCTATCTTCTTGATCAGAGAA